ATAAGATAAAGATTAGCAATATGACCAATAAACCAAAACCAATACTTGCTAAGTTTAAGTCTTTGCAAAGCAAAATTGTAGAACCAATCAAGGTTAAGAACGAATGGGAGATGGGCAAGGAGAAATTAGATGCCCAAGACTATGAAAGATGGGTGCTTCACAAATTAAACTCTTGATTTCCTTACCTTTTTAATCCTTTAAAAATTATATATTTACAATTCTATAAAATATCTCTATTTGGGCTTTATTAACCAGCAGGAGAAGTTATGAAAATAGAAAAGATAATAGCTAAACTTGAAAAGGCACAAGATAAGATCAACACAGAATTTGATTCTTTGCGTGATATGTTAGAAGATCATCTTGAAGAAATGCAAGAAGATGAAACTTACGATTCTTCTGATGACGAAGATCTTGATGAAGATTCTGAAGATGAAGATTCTGACGAAGAATAATCCAATTAGATAAGCTGTAAAGCTGGAAGGTTATCGCAATAACCTAAAAATAATGAATATCAAATTATTAAGCGGGAAACTCTATAACTATGTAATTATAGTTCTGTTCCTATTTTCTGTATTTTTTGTAGGAACATTTTTTCCTAATGATCTCGTCAAGGAAAAGATCAGGCAAGAAACAATAAAGCATATCAAAGCAATAGGTTCATTCTACGAACCAAAAATAGACACAAGTTCCAGCGACAAATTCATAGACTCAATGAAAAAATGTATAACTTACATTAATCTTGATTTAGAAAAGCAGGAACAAATACCAACATTACTAATAATAGCACAAGCCATTGTAGAATCTGATTATGGAACAAGTAGGTTTGCTAAGGAAGGTAATGCTCTTTTTGGAGTTAGAGTTTGGTCTAAGAACGGAATACTTCCATTAAAACAAGACGCATCTATTAACTGGAGAATTAAAACATATCATTCAAAATGTGCATCAACAAAAGACTACGTTAAAATATTAAATTCAAATCATCACTATTCTGACTTTAGAAATCTTAGACAAAAAACAAAAGACCCTATAAAATTAGCAGAAACATTGGGTAACTATTCTACTTCACAAACATACCGAATAGAGATAGTTAGAATGATTAACAAAATAAAGGATAAAATATAATGCCAAAACACACAATGAAAAAAGCCCCAAAAAAAATGACAAATAAAAAAGGTAAAAAAAAGTAATGGCAAACGAAGTTACTTCTACAAGTATTTCGGTTCTTACAACAGTTCAACGTAAGAAATCATACAAAGCTAAACAAAAGAAAAACTCAAAGAAAAAGAAATGAAAAAAGCTATTTACGACAGACCAAGACCAGCAAGACTGGGCAAACCAAAACCTTTTAACACAAAAACAAAAGCTTATAAAACTGCAAGACGATCAGCAGGTCAAAAGTTCGGCAAGAAAAACAGCTTTGTTAAAAACCTATACATAGCAAAGAAGCTTAAAAGAAAATGAACCTACCTGACGAGATAGTCTTTGGAAGCAGACTCATCAAGTTAAACCTCATTGACCACGAGACAGCATCTAAGAAAAATATATTTGGAGAGTTTGAATCAAGTAAAAACTTAATGACATTAGACAAATCATTAAACCCTATTGAGATGAGTAATACTTTGTTGCACGAACTGTTCCACTTACTACATGACGAATATAAAATAGATTTAAGTGCAAAAGCTGAAGAAATAACTTGTAATTCATTAGCAAACGGAATTTGCCATATACTATATCAAAACCAGAATCTACTAGAGTTTCTTTACAAATCACTTAAAAGATAATAATAGTCCAATTAACGAACATACTCGGTTAATATGGATAAGGACATACAAGTAATAGACAAAGGTGGGCGACCAGCATTTGCATTTACACCTAAGGTTTTACTACAAATACAAGACTTAGCCAGTTATATGTGTACTAAAGACGAAGTGGCAAATATCATAGGTTGTCATAGGACAACTTTATATAAAAGCAAAGAAGCCATAGATGCTTATGATAGGGGGGTTAATATAGCTAAACTTAATATAAGAAAAAGTCAGTTTACATTAGCAACGAAGCTTAATAGTAGTCTAATGAACGTATGGCTTGGTAAAGTTTATCTTGGTCAAACCGACAAGATACAAAACACAGACGACAATATTCCTTTGCCAATCTATGACATTATAGAAAACGAAGAACCAAAAGAAATAGAATATAAGGAAGTTAAAAATGATTAATGATTTTATTGAGTACAAAGTTCAAACAATATCTTATGAAGATACTAAGCCATTTATATTAGATGTTCATTACGCAAAAAGATTACCAAGCATTACTTATGCTTTTGGATTATTTAAAAGGAATGAATTAGTTGGAATAGTAACGTATGGTTCTCCACCATCACAATCTTTATGTAAGGGTATAGCAGGAGAAGAATATACAAAAATTGTTTTGGAATTAAATAGACTTGTTTTGCTTAATAACAATAAAAACGAAGCATCTTATTTGGTTGGGAATTCATTTAAGTTACTACCAAAACCATCAATAATAGTTTCTTACGCAGACACAAGCCAAAATCATACTGGGTATATTTATCAAGCAACTAATTTTATTTATACTGGTTTATCAGACAAAAGAACGGAATGGAGAATGATAGACAGCAACAAACACAGCAAAACTATTTGTGAACAATTCTCGTTAGATGAAAGAAAATCAAAACCTGATAAATTTTATGTTACAGACAGACCAAGAAAACATAGGTATATTTATATAGTAGCAAACAAAAAAGACAAAAAAGAAATATTAAAAAACATTAAATATCCAATTATGGATTATCCTAAATTTAATAACATTAATTATGAAACTAATACCAAAATCCAAACACAATATTTATTAGTATGATAAATAGCACCAAGTGTATATTCTGTGGAAAGAACATGGCTACTAAATTAGAATTAGAATTAAGAAGCTGTCATAACTGCGTAATAGTTTCTTTAATGAAAAGACACGACATGACAATTAAAAGACCAAAAGCACCAATAATAATTAATACTAAAAAGACAAAGTAATGAAAAAGTTTAGTTTAAGAAGTTCAGATAAAAGCAAGAAGGGTGGATTGTCTCCATCTGGTAGAGCAAGATACAATAAAGCTACTGGAAGCAATCTAAGACCACCAGTAAAAACAAGACCAGATACTTTAAGCGAATACAGACGCAAAGGTTCATTCTTAGTTAGAATGGGAAGCAATAGAGGTAGGTTGTTTGATTCTATTGGTCGTAAGACAAGACTTAAATTAAGTTTAGAAGCATGGGGATATAAAGGAAGAAGTAAACAAGAAGCAATAGCTTTAGGCAGAAGATATTTGCGAATATACCAGAACAAAAAGAAGTGAAAGAATGTATGTGTGGAGATAGAAAAAAACCAAAGATGCTAGATAGAAAAATGCGAGGAAGCAACGATTTAGAAGTTAGGATTTATGACTTATTAAAACAAGCCGATCTTAACCAAGAAGAAATACAAAGACTAAACCTAATAATTAAAAAGTTAGAAGAAGATTTAGATAACGAAAATAAATCTGTAAACTAAATGGCATTTAGTAAACCACAGCTAGATGTTTATACTTGTCCAAATAGATTTAGAGTTTTAATTACTGGTAGAAGATTCGGTAAGACTCACTTAGCCATGTACGAACTACTTAGATTTGCAAGTCGCAAACCCAACTCAAAGATATTTTATGTAGCACCTACTTACAGAATGAGTAAGGAGATTATGTGGAAGCAATTAAAGAAATTAGTAACAGAAAAGAAATGGATTAAATATGCACACGAAACAGAACTATCTTTAGTTCTTAGGAATGGTAGCCAGATAAGTTTAAAAGGTGCAGATAAGTCTCCTGATAATTTAAGAGGAGTAGGATTAGATTTCTTATTACTTGATGAGTATGCTGACATAGACCCTATGGCTTGGCATGAAGTATTGCGTCCAACAATCTCAGATAAGCACGTTACTGGTAATGTATTATTTATAGGAACACCTAGAGGTTATGGTAACTGGTCTTATGACATATACCAAAAGGGATTAGGTTCTGACCCTGAGTGGAAGTCATTTAAGTTTACTACATTAGATGGTGGTCAAGTTGATGCAGAAGAAATCAAACAAGCCA